GGTATGTACGTGTACCTTCCGAGAGGTACTCACCATCAGGTCATGCCCCGCGAATCTCGTGTTTCCTTTTCCTTTGGTGTAGAGGGAACTCCTGACCCATCAATGTATTACTGAGGATTGGTGATGGTTGGTAAGAAAAACAATGTAGTTTCTATCGCAGAGATTCATACCAAGAAACTAGTAAAAGAGAAAGAATTAGAATTTTATCGTGAACATCTATTAGATTGTGAGAGAAGAATGTCTTACGTTCAGATGGATATAAAGGTCACGTTAGAAATAATCGACATGTTAGAGAAAGAAAAACTTGTGTTGGTTGATGCTTCAGTACCTATAATTAACATCGATGCTGAAGATACCCCCGAAGAAGGAAATGATTTTTAGTTATTTTCTTTTTCAAAGATATAACTTGTATATATAGTACCGGATGTGCCGAATTGGTCGGGCATCCATTTTAAACTTGCTAACTAATTAGGAGTTAACAGCATGACATTAACAGCAAAAACAATATTCCCTCGTTCAGCATTCGTTGGTTTTGATACCATGATTGATGACTTGGATCGTATCTCGCGGCACTCGGGCGACACATTCCCTCCGCATAATATTCTGAAGACGGGTGAGGATCAATACCTAATCGAACTTGCAGTAGCTGGTTTCAGCGAAGAAGAGCTCGACATTGAAGTAAAGAACCGAACACTGACCATCCGAGGGCGGCATAAAGATACGGGAAGAGAGTATATTCATAAAGGGATATCACAAAAACGATTCGAACGACAATTCCGGCTGTCGGAGTATGTTGAAGTAATGGGAGCTGATTTCAGACAAGGACTACTAGCCATAAATTTGGAAGTCGTCATCCCTGAGAGTCAGAAGCCTCGTCAAATAACAATCAATGGGTCTAATCCTAGACCTCAACTGTTAAACGAGGAGAGAACAAATGAGACTGAAGGAAAGAGTGCGTAAATCGAACAGGGCCAAACCTAGTTTCGATGACGTTTCCTTGACTTTTGCGATAGTGACCGTGGCATATACCATGTTCATCTGTCTACAACCATTAGTCCAGTAATAAATGAGGGGGAGTCAAATCCCCCTTTTTCGTGGATAATATGAAAGCACTACAAATTGTTATGAAAGGTGATGAACGGTCTGAGGAGTATGCCTATCTCTCTCGACGTTCTTTCCAACGAGCCATTGATGATGGCTACATCGATTCCATCGAGACCTTCGATGCGATTACCCCAAACTCCGAAAACTTCCAAGAGCACGTAGACAAGTACGTTTGGTCAAAAAGTTTGATGACCCTAGACATACTTTCCGGTAACGGTAAGGACGACCACTCGCCTACAGAGAAGGCGGGGATGTGTTCTCACTGGGAACTAATGCGTCAACAAGGTGAGTCAGACGAAAAATTCTGGATTATGGAACACGACACTTGGTTACTCGAAGAGAGATATGAAGCATTTAAAATGCTCTCTGAGTATGCAGAGACCACTCTCTACGCGAACATCGGACTGTTTATGGGTATGTACTGCATGGATAAGTCGTTTGCCCACTGGGGACATTACATGATGACTCAGAAAAACTTTCCCATCAACTGCGGGCCCTACTGTGTCCTTCAACGTCTTTTCAGAACATTCACCACTCGGCACCTAGAACTCCCAGAAATAAATTATTACGAAATTCGTAATACTGCCTTGCATCCTTGGAGCGAATGTGATACAATAGGTGTTGGTCGCGACATTGGAGTTTACTTCAATCGAAAGGATGAACATAAAACGGGGATACCAAATCCAACTACCCAGTTGATTTCAAAACGTCTTTGTGTGACTCAAGACCACCATGGCTACACTGACAAGAAACGAGAACAACCTTGGACGCGTCATAAATTCTTTAAAATAATCGATTAAAGGGGTTGACACGCAGTGCTATATACTGTATAATGTTTCACATACAGTAAAGGTATATTATGAATTATCAACCATACAATCTGCAAGATGTTTACGATTCGGCATCACAGAAGAAATTCCAAGTCATCAGCACGTTCGCTGGTGGTGGTGGTTCTTCCACAGGTTACCGTCTCGCAGGTGCTGATATCCTCGCGATTAATGAGTTTGTCGAAGAGGCACGTGTAACTTACAAAGAAAACTACCCCGACACACCTATCCTACCCGACGACATCAAACAACTATCTGGTAAAGATTTCCTAGACCTCGTTGGTTTGGAGAAGGGTGAGTTGGATATTCTCGACGGGTCGCCTCCATGTTCCGCGTTCTCTGTCGCGGGTAAACTGTCTCATTCATCTGAAGGCAAACACTCTGACGGGTGGGGACAGACTAAGTCGTACAGTGACGGTAAAATTGTAGAGAATATTGAAGACCTGTTCTTTGAGTTCTTACGTGTCGCTAATGATATTCAACCCAAGGTCATCATTGCAGAGAATGTTAAGGGTCTGACCATCGGTGAGGCTAAAGAGTACTACAACCGTATACTTAATGAGTTCGAGAATATCGGGTATGAAGTCGTATCTGAAGTGCTGGATTCTCGATACTACGGTGTCTCCCAAACACGTTCTCGTGTTATCTTTATTGCGGTACGCCAAGACGTTGCGGATGAAGTGGGTCTGAACTTCTTGACTATGAACCACTTGTTCCCCACACCGTCCCGCACAGCAATCCCTCTCAAGGATGCTCTGATTGACCTAGAGTATGATGATGAAGAAGTTAAGTATCTCACTGAGAAGTTTGAACGAACTGCATACTGGAAACAAACTGGTTCTAAGATGGAGACGTTCCCTAAGAAAGTGCTGTCTGGTATGGACTACCATCCCAAAGGCCACCACTTCAATCTCAAACGAGTTTCTCTTGAAGTCCCTGCACCGACATTGACCGCGATGGGTAACGGTGACACAACTGCGGGTGCATTCCACTGGAGTGAACCAAGAAAGTTGACACTAGGCGAATTAAAGCGTATAATGTCACTTCCTGATGATTTTAAACTCACGGGTAAGTGGAACCAAAAGGCAGAACGTATTGGACGTATGGTACCACCATTAATGATGAAACAGATTGCTGAGTCAGTCTATGATAATGTATTGAAGGTATATAATGAAAGATAGAGAAAGAACTACTCATAGAGATTTTACCTTCGGTCACCGTGAGGAAGGATTCGACAATCATATCGACGCCTCGATTCGTCACTACTCCACACTACATGATGATGTAGTAAAACTATCTCATTACTTCGTAGAGAATGATACTAAGGTAGTTGATATCGGATGTAGCACAGGTAAGACCGTTCAAGCGATGATTGAACAGAATCACTCTACTGCACCCAATGCACATTACTGTGGTGTTGAGTATGCTGAAGTGTTTCAGGAAGAAATGGCCTCCCGTCAAAAAACTCTTAATGAAAATGGACATCATGTCTGTTTTCAAAACAAAAACATAATCCATCATTCCTTCGAGAACTGTTCGTTAGTAACCTCTATCTTTACGTTGCAGTTCATGCAGCCTTTATGGAGAAAGAAAGTGTTGCAGAATATCTATGACGGTCTCAATGAAGGTGGTGCGTTTATATTTGCGGAGAAGACTTACGCAGAAAATGCTCGTATACAGGATATGTTGACATCTACGTTCTATGAGTATAAAGCACAACACTTTACTTACGAAGATATTATGGAGAAAGAGAAGACTCTCCGAACTATGTTGAAACCAATGACTTGGAATGACCTTATGGGTCTACTTTGCAGTGTTGGTTTTGATTCAACAAAGATTCAACCGTTCTGGCAAAATCATTTATTTGTTGGTGCGATTGCAATAAAGTAGTTGACAGGTGCCTGATACTTTGATACTATATACATGTGGTGACACAAAATGCGAGAGCAAACCGTGTACCAATTAAGAGGACAATTTTGTCTAAACAATTAAAGGAGACTATTATGTCTAACAATGAATTTTATGAAAATGGCCCCAAATCAACACTGAAAGAACTAGAACGACTTTACCCCAAATCTTACTGGGAAGAAAAATACCCACACCTAACATATGTTGGGATGACCATGCGTCCCGTACAAGACTTTTTTGATGATAACTTAGGTGTTCGTCATCAAGGTACTCCAGACGCAGAGCCCCTCTCTGTTTCCCTTGACCGCCGCGGATGGGACGTTAACTACGCACCTCCGATGTATACCATTAATGGTAGGTCGCCATTAGATGGACGTACACGTGCGTCTGAATCTTCAAAACTTGGTATCAAAGAGATACCGTGCGCAGACTTCGTAGAAAACCCAACTGACACTCCATTATCTGATAGGATTGGTGTTGGTATAATCTCTAACAATCATGACTATGCAGGAACTCTTGGTTGGAAAGACTTTGTTGCCGCGGGTGTTCATGTTGTATCTGCGGGTGAAGTTGACCTTTCCCGCGAAGATATTGAAGACTTCTTTGTGAGAAAATGTAACATGTACGGTTTCTACAAGGAAGGCGGCCACTGGATTACGCGTATCGTTGATGAGGTTATTGCGACCTGTTCAGAAGGGTCGGGTATCGTGCGCGTCAAGACTCGTGAAGGTTGGATAGAATGGTTAGAAAATAACGGCCATGACCTTACGGGTGTTAAGGTTTTGACTGCGGGTGGTTCTAACTCGGCAGAACGTTTCTTTTCACGCGAAGTCCTATCCACAGTCAAAGGAGAACCCGTAAAGGTAATTCTTTTCTCTGGTAGCGGTCGTGAGTCTAAGGCAACTAAAGACATAAACGACTTTTGTTCTGATGTGAAAAAAAGTTGTCGTCTCATGGACAGAAATGTTCAGAGTTTCCTTGGAGGTTTCGTAGACCTAAAGGATAAGATTTCATACGATGAACGCTTCGTTGTTGTCGGTATAGTTCCACAGATAACATCTAGATATTCAGATGAGTATGACCTTGGTAAACTCATTAACATCTCTGAATTTTAACATTACGAAGGGGGTTGACAACAACCCCCTTTTCATATATAATGGGTTCTATGACAAAATTTTATTCCTCTGCTATCCGTATGGGTAAGCACATTCTATATCGCGGTTACGAGAACGGCCAGCAGGTCAAGAAACGTATTCCATTCCAACCTAAACTATATGTCACCAGTCAGAAAGAATCTGAGTGGAAGACTCTGGACGGTCTCCCCGTCACTGAGTGTGTCTTGGACTCTATGTCCGATGCGACTGACTTTCTCAAGAAGTATGCTGATGTGCATAACTTTAAAGTATATGGCAACAACAATTACGTTGCTCAGTATATCGGCGAACAATTTCCGAATAAAATAAACTTTGACCGTGACCTAATCCGGACTGCGAATATTGATATCGAGGTTTACAGTAAGGACGGTTTCCCTGAGCCGGGCAAGGCTGCATATCCAGTCACCTCTATTGCAATGCGCAAGAATGATGGTACCTACTGGGTGTGGGCATGTGGAGACTATGTCGCCACTCGTGAAGAAGTCCTCTATATCAAATGCGACCACGAGATGGATCTTCTCCGCAAGTTTATTGAGCACTGGTCTCACTATGCCCCTGACATTCTGACAGGTTGGAACAGTAGGTTCTTCGATATTCCATATATTGTTAACCGTTGTTTCAAACTCTTCGGGGATGACACGTTATTGAAACGGTTATCTCCTTGGGGTGCGGTGCGTGAACGTACTGTCACTATCCAAGGTCGTCCCAATCAAGAATACGTGATTGAGGGTGTAGAACATCTTGATTACATCGAAATCTTCAAAAAGTTTACTCTCAACACTCTGGGTCAACAAGAATCCTATCGTCTAGACCATATCGCCCACGTTGTCTTGGGTGAACGTAAGTTGTCCTATGAGGAGCACGGAAACCTCCACGCTCTTTATGAAAACGACTTCCAAAAGTTCATCGACTATAACATCAAAGACGTGGAGTTGGTTCACAAGATCGATGAGAAGCTCGACTTGATTACTCTGGTACTCACCATGGCGTATCGTGGTGGTGTTAACTATGGTGACACTCTTGGTACTACTAATATCTGGGACAGCATCATTTACCGTATGCTGAATAAGATGAAGGTCGTTGTCCCTTCCAAATCTGAGAAACCTAAGACCTCATATCCAGGCGGTTACGTTAAGGAACCTCAAGTTGGGTCACACGACTGGGTCACCTCTTTCGACTTGAACTCCCTGTATCCAAACATCATTGTGCAATACAATATGTCCCCTGAGACTGTGCGCGATGGGATTACTACTGGTGTTAGCGTCGATAAGTTTCTTGATGGAACGTACAAGGTCTCTGAGTCTAACTTCTCTATAGCGCCAACTGGAGTCGCTTTCTCGCATGATAGAGAGGGTGTTATTCCTACGGTGATTAAACAGTACTACACGGAACGTCGTGTTATTAAGATCGAGATGTTGAAACTCCAACAGGAATATCAGGAGAATCCGACTAATGCTTTGGCATATAGGATATCATCTCTTGACAACCAACAGATGGCCATTAAGATTCTTATGAATTCACTTTATGGGGCCCTCGGGAATCGCTATTTCAGATATTTTGATCAGCGGGTTGCAGAGTCAATTACTCTTGCTGGTCAACTCGCAATCAAATGGGCAGAACGGGCTGTTAATAATGAAATGCAAAAACTACTTAAAACAGATGAAGACTACGTTGTGGCAATTGACACCGATTCTCTTTACATTCGTATGTCTTCCCTTGTTGATAGGTTTGCTCCTAAAGACCCTGTTAAATTCTTAGACAAGATATGCTCCGAACACTTCGAGAAAGTTTTGGAAACATCTTACGCAGATATGGCAGTTGTCACTGGTGCGTATGAGAATCGCATGGAGATGGGTCGTGAGGTAATCGCAGACCGTGGTATCTGGATGGCGAAGAAACGATATATCCTGAACGTGCATAATAACGAGGGTGTCCAGTACGCAGAACCTAAACTCAAGATGATGGGTATCGAGGCAATCAAGTCATCGACTCCTTCGGTTGTTCGTGACAAGATGAAAGAAATCTTCCGTGTTATCGTGGAAGGCACCGAGGAAACCACCCAGAGATTTATCCGTGAGTTCAAGACTCTGTTTAATACATTGCCTCCCGAAGATGTTTCGTGGCCCCGTGGTATCTCTAATCTAGATAAGTGGAAAGACCGAGAGACTGTATACAAGAAGGGTACTCCTATACACGTGCGTGGTGCGTTATGTTACAACAATCTTATCGCGGAGAATAATCTCGGCAATAGACATGAACTGGTTAAATCTGGTGAGAAGGTAAAGTTCGTCTATCTAAAAGTGCCGAATCGTCTGGGTGAAAACGTTGTGGCATATCCCCAACATCTCCCCGAAGAACTGGGACTGGGTAAGTATATCGATTACGACTTAATGTTCAGTAAGACTTTCATTGACCCTCTCGAACCAATTCTTGATGCAGTCGGTTGGTCTTCTGAACCTCGTGCCACATTGGAAGACTTCTTCGGTTGACACCATTCATCTACTGTGATATAATATAATTATGAAACTTGATTTGACATGCAAGGGTGTTAGGAAGGATATTGCAATTGACTTTATCCAGAGACATCACTATTCACCTGTTCTTCCTAGACTCACCAAACACTACTTGGGATTTTATCTTGAGGGAGAATTACGCGGGGTGTTGACTCTTGGTTGGGGCACTCAGCCTAAAGGTACTATCAATAAGATGTTCGATGGACTAGAGTCTCAACACTATTTTGAGATTGGTAAGATGTGCATGGACGATGACATGCCCAAGAACTCAGAGTCTCAGATGATGTCCCTCACCGTGAAATGGATGAAAGAGAACACTGACTGTCTGTTTCTGTATACTATGGCAGACGGTATCATGGGCAAGTGTGGATATGTTTATCAGGCCTCTAACTTCTACTTTGGTGAGAAGTATCTGACCGATGTCTACCTGATGGAGAACGGTGAGAAACTACATCCTAGGTCAACCAAAGAACTCTGCAAAGAAAATGCCAAGCAATTGGGTAAAGAGAAGGTGTTCTGGTTAACCTCTGACTTCATGGTGCAGAAAGGCATATCGAGAATCAAGGGATATATGTTTCGGTACATCTATCCTCTTAATAAGAAGGCAAAGAAACTCCTAAAGAAGTCCCCTATGGATTGGAGACAGAACGAGTATCCCAAGGACGATTCTCTAGAATGGTTTGATGCAACCGTAGCTCCTAAAAAGAAAATGACTGAACAACCTAAATTTGTGTTGGAGTTAGACAATATAAAATATAATAGCAAGAACGTTAACACCACAGCATCGAAGAATTCCCTAGAAGAGTTCTTCGGTTGACAGGTACACTATATTATGGTATAATGCCTACATGAATTACGAATTAACTATATTTAAAAACCAGTTCGATAACAAGACCCATCGTCATATGGTTCTTGATGATTGGGATAAGTTCGTAAATGTCCTGAAGAACATGTATAAAGAGAAAGGTGAGAAAGGTGGAAATAATTCTAGTCCTCTTGTTAGTCCTGCTGTTTTCGAAGTGGATACGACGCGCAGTAATAAATCTACTCGTTATTGGGGTGGGTGGTGTTGCGTTGACGTTGACGATCATGGTTTCTCTAGTGATGTACGAGTCCTTAACGAAGAGTTGCACAAACTCTTTGGGCAGTACGACTACGTTGTGTACAACACTGCATCAAGTAGAGACGACCATCTCAAGTTTAGAATCGTATTTCGACTAGACGAATATATCGATAACGAACGAATCAAAGCCTTCTGGTATGCACTCAACACCGAACTAGGGGAACTGGGTGACCCCCAGACCAAAGACCTTGCACGAATGTATTACGTCCCTGCTCAGTATCCGGATGCGACATCCTTCTTCATTACTAATCAAGGCAACCCACTCAATACATCTGAGTTGATTGCCAAACATCCATACCACGAGAAGACGGGCAATACCTTCCTAGACAGACTCCCTATCGAGATGCAGCAGGCTGTAATTCAACATCGTAAGGACGGTCTAAATAATACCGACTTCAGATGGTCGTCTTATCGTGACTGCCCATTCTGGCCGAAACGTCTTGCGGTTGAGTACCAAACCATCAGTGAAACCGGTTGGTATTCTAAGATGTATAAGATAATGCTTGCGGTTGCAGGCAATGCTTACGCCAAAGGGTATCCTATAACTTCAACTCAGATTGCAGATCTGTGTCGTGAGTTTGATGGGGAAACTGGTAATTGGTATGAAAACAGACCCTTGACTGTAGAAGCAGACAGGGCATTGGAATATATTTACAGGAATAGTTAAATGAATAAAGTATTAGTAACAGGTGCCGCAGGGTTTATTGGGTCACAATTATCTCATCGTTTGATGGAACGTGGACTCACTGTAAAGGGTATCGATAATTTTAATGACCATCTTTACAACCATAAGTTAAAAGCAGATCGTATGAACCACTTTGATATTGATATCTGGGGATGTGATTTGCGAGACGAAATAAAAACAGAAGCGTTATTGCGCGAATTTAAACCAGATACTATTGTTCACCTCGCTGCAATGGCGGGTGTGCGCGACTCTCTGGGTAAAGAAAAGAGTTACCACCAGAACAATATCGACGCTACCCAGAACTTGATTGATATATGTAAGAAATACTTACCAGAGACTCGTATCGTTTATGCATCAACGTCTTGTGTTTATGCGGGGTCTACTGTTCCTTGGGTAGAAGGTAAGGAACATGGTAAACAGTTAAACGCTTACGGTTACACCAAGTGGGCAAACGAATGTCAGTTCCAATCTTCTGGTCTTGATACAGTAGGTCTTCGATTCTTCACAGTATATGGCCCTTGGGGTCGTCCGGATATGGCACTGTTCGATTTCACCAAAAACATCCTCGCGGGAGAAGAGATTACCGTATACAACTACGGTGATATGAAACGGGACTTCACTTATGTTGACGACATTCTAGATGGTGTTGAAGTGGTCTTAGATAACACCGATATTGAATCTGGTGAAATCTTTAACATTGGTCGTGGTGAACAGGTCGCATTGATGGACTTTATCTCAGAGATTGAGAAGAATACGGGTAAGGAGGCTATTAAAAACCTCGCACCTAAACATCCGGCAGATACTCTGGAGACTTGGTCTAATACTGACAAGTTACAAGCACTTGGTTATGTCCCAAAGGTAAGTATCGCTGAAGGTGTTGAACGTTTCTATAAATGGTATAAAACTTATAATGGGATTAAGTAATGTCTAGAATAATGCCAGAGGGCATCCTCTCTCGATTCCGTATTGGAATCGTTGGTCATGGATTTGTTGGTCAGGCGGTGGAGTATGCTTTTGCTCATCCGTTGGTAGACTTTAATTTCTATGACCCAAAGTATGACACTGACCTTGAGAGTCTAACGGAGTTACCAGCAGACCTTCATCCCAAGTGTATCTTTATATGTGCGCCAACACCATCTAATGACGATGGTTCGGTAGACTCGACTATTGTAGAGTCCTCGGTTATTAGGTGTTTACACTATACAGACGCGCTGGTAGTGGTTAAGTCAACAATCACACCAGAATCAATTGACCGACTCTATTCTTCGATGAGCAGGGAGCAAGTAGACCGTTTCGTTTACAACCCTGAGTTCTTGACGGAGAAGAATGCAAAGGCGGATTTCGTAAATGCTAAGTTTCATGTCATTGGCGGTATGCCAGTTGCAACAAGAGAACTTATCGACGTATACGAAATCTTCGGTGGGTGTCAGTCAGATGACTATAGAATCATGACTGCATATGAGGCTTCGTTTGTAAAGTATTCGATAAACTCTTTTCTGTCTACCAAGATTACATTCTTCAACCAGTTATATGATTTGGTCAACCTATATGGTTGCAACTTCAACACCATCGTCCGTGCAGTGGGTGCAGATGAGCGTGTTGGTATGGGGCATACCCGTGTGCCGGGCTTTGATGGCAAACGTGGATTCGGTGGAGCGTGTCTACCTAAAGACACAAGGGCATTTTTAGACTTTTCCACACATGAGTTTGCAGACGGGACTACAACTAGTTTCGATTTATTAGAGAAAGTACTTGACATCAACAGTGCTTTTCGTGTACAATATGACCTTGATGAACGTGAAAAAGTTAATAACATTACATTTGTAAATTTTGGAGGCAAAAATGTCAATAATGAACAAACTGAAGAAAAACTCGAAGATAAAGGAGACAGCGATACTATCGACTAGTAAATTCTTTACTGAAAAAGACATGGTACCAACCGACGTTCCGATGGTGAACGTTGCGTTATCCGGTGCAACAGATGGTGGTATCGCGCCTGGACTTACTGTCCTCGCAGGGCCATCAAAACATTTTAAAACTTCCTTCGCATTATTGATGGCGGGTGCATACCTAAACGCAAAACCAGATGCGGTCATGTTATTCTATGATTCCGAGTTTGGTTCTCCACAATCATATTTTGAACAGTTTGGTATTGACACGAGTCGGGTACTGCATACGCCTATCAAACACGTGGAAGACCTGAAGTTTGATTTGATATCTCAACTAGAAGAGTTGGAACGTGATGATGACGTTATCGTTGTTATTGACTCAATCGGTAACCTTGCGTCTAAGAAAGAACTTGACGATGCATTGTCTGAAAAAGGTGTTGCGGATATGTCACGTGCGAAAGCACTGAAGGGTCTGTTCCGTATGGCGACTCCATATCTTGCAATGAAGAACATCCCGATGTTAGCAATCAATCACACTTATAAAGAGATTGGTCTGTTTCCAAAAGATGTTGTAAGTGGTGGTACTGGTATCTATTACTCTGCCGACAATATCTGGATTATCGGTCGTCGACAGAACAAGACTGGTACAGAAGTTACTGGTTATGATTTTGTAATTAACATTGAGAAATCTCGTTATGTGAAAGAGAAGTCCAAGATTCCAATCTCTGTATCTTGGGATGGTGGTGTTGAGAAGAACTCTGGTCTGCTCGAAGTCGCATTGGCGGGTGGATATGTTATCAAACCAAGTAATGGTTGGTACTCTCGTTGTCATGGTACTGAAGCCGAGGACAAGAAGTTCCGTACCAAGGACACTTTGTCCAATGAGTTCTGGGCACCTATTTTTGAAACAAGTGACTTTGCTACATTCCTACAGAAGACTTATCAGATAGGATATCAAAGCGAAATTAATCCTGAAGCTATCCTTGAGGAAGTGGTATAATGAAAGAACTAGATTTAGATAAACCGTCAGAGAACTTAGACTATAAATTAGTTCCTGTTATTGTGGAAGGTGTTGACGGGTGGAACGTTGATTTGTTACGTGCCCCTTACAATGATGTTACAATCCGTTATAACAATGTTCGAATCAACGGTGAAGAAAACAATATAAGTTTTTCCTTCGATGTGGTTGACACAGACGAACCAAGTGTGTATAATATAGACAATGTTGACCTACAAGAGTTTGCCAGTGAAGTATTAGGGGATATCTTGGAAGCAGCAATAGAAACTGGTTCAATACATAAGAAGGATTCAAATGACGGACATCAATCTACAGCAGACGATTCTACGGAATCTACTGACTAACGATACCTATATGAGGAAGGTCGCCCCCTTCCTCTCTCCTGAATACTTTGAGGGTACGTACAAAAGTATCTTCGAAGAGTTCACTGCATATATCGCGAAGTATAATAATCTTCCTTCTAAAGAAGCTCTCAAGATTGAGATAGATGCTGAAGACAGAATGTCCGACGAACACTATCGTCACACTATGGATATCCTCCCTGACATCTTCAACTATATCGAAGAAGATTTGACGTGGTTGGTAGAGCGCACTGAGAAGTGGTGTCAAGACCGGGCGGTATTCAACGCAGTGATGGAGTCTATCTCTATCATTGACGGTAAACATCAAGAGTTATCCAAGAACGCGATTCCCGACGTATTATCAAAAGCATTGTCCGTGACGTTCGATACAAATATTGGTCACGACTATTTGGAGAATGTAGATTCTCGTTGGGACTTCTACAACATGGATGAGGAGAGACTGCCATGGGACTTGGATTATTTCAACCGTATCACTAAAGGTGGATTACCCAACAAGACCCTGAACATAGCTCTTGCGGGAACTGGTGTTGGTAAATCATTGTTCATGTGTCACGCTGCCGCAGCTGCAATGAGTCAGAATAAGAATGTTCTGTATATTACTCTAGAGATGTCTGAAGAACGCATCGCAGAAAGAATCGATGCTAACTTACTGAACGTCCCCATCGACCAGTTAGAACATCTCAGTAAAGATATGTTTACAGATCGTGTTAAGAAGGTTGCTGATAAAACTACTGGTAAACTTATTATTAAGGAATACCCAACTGGTAGTGCGCACTCAAACCACTTCCGTGCCCTTCTAAACGAATTAAAGTTGAAGAAGAAGTTCATACCGGATATCATCTTTATCGATTACCTGAACATCTGTTCGTCTTCTAGAATGAAGTCTATGGGCGGTGCAATCAACTCATATACATATATTAAGTCTATTGCAGAAGAACTGCGAGGTCTTGCTGTCGAGTTTGACGTTCCGGTGGTGTCCGCAACACAGACAACTCGCTCTGGTTATTCTAATGATGATGTTGGACTGGAAGACACCTCTGAATCATTCGGTCTACCAGCGACTGCTGACTTGATGTTCGCCCTTATTAGTAATGATGAACTGAATGCGAATGGTCAGATATTAGTGAAACAGTTGAAGAATCGATACAACGACCCCGGCATGAATCAAAGATTCGTCGTGGGTATCGACCGAAGCAAAATGCGTTTGTTTGATGTCGACCAAAACAATTCACCACTAAATAAAGAAGTAGATGATGGCCCAGTATTTGATAAATCTAACTCCGGCCAACGAATGTCTTCTGAGAAGATGAACTTTGACGGCTTCACTTTATAAGGAGTCCATAATGGATCCACTCGCACATACTGCATTTGTGTTAGTTGTAATGTTTATCGCTAATGTGATAGGCAAGAGAATGGGAAGGCAAGAAGGGATTAACGCAGCGGTCACTTACCTCTTGGATATGGGTGTTCTTACCGACGAAGATTTAAAGAAAGCAAACGAAAGATTTATGGATGGAGATGATATTTAAGTATGAGTGAGGTGACTATTCGAAATAAGGAACTGTTAAGTATTCTTAATAGCTTTTCTGATGAGATGCTCTCTAAACCCTCATATGATGATGAGAAGTATTGGACGTATCACGAGTACGAAGATATTCATAAGGGGGAGTACTATACTTCCCGTGAGTACCTCGACGACTGTCTGTCCAGATACCCTGTGTTAGTGGGCCCACCAGATAGATACTTTGCACAACCCATATCCAAGATGGTACGAGAAGATAAGGAAATGTGGGGTGGATTTATGCAGAAGGTCAAGTATGACTTTGCATCGGAACTTGGTGCTCATACTTCTGCATTGCTTTCTTATTACCCGCCCGGTGGGTTTGTTGGTTGGCACACTAATTATGATGCGAATGCGTACCAAGTCTTATTCACGTGGTCTGAGACCGGAGACGGATACTTCGAGTACTATAATAAGAAGACTGACAAAATAACCAAAATACAAGACGTGCCGGGCTGGCAATGTCGACACTATTATTTTGGTGCGGGACACGAAGAGGATTTACACTGTTGGCACGCCGCCTATGCGGGATGTCAACGCATTACACTAGCATACAAGTTTGTAAATAATGGTAGTATAGATAACCCCGAAGACGCGCAAGCGAGAGCAATGCGTGATATGTTAATTGATGAAATTGAGAGTGAAGAATGAAAAATAATGATATCGTAACTGTAGTTACAGTAAGTGGTGAGTATGTCGGTCGTCTAGAAGGAATGAATAGTAATGGTACAGTTACTTTGAAAGACCCGCGCATGTTGATTCATGGTGAACAAGGTATTGGGTTTGCCCGTGGTGTCTGTATGACAAGTAAAGAGAATCCAGATAAGGTTTCTTTCCAACAGTACGTACTGTGCACAGAAACAAGTAGTGACTTTGCAGACGCGTGGTCAGAAGCAACTAGTGGAATAAAGTTGGTAGGTGCATAATGAGTCCGGAAGATAAAAAGAAAGTCGCAGACGCGATTCGAGAAATGTCTGACAGTATGTTGCGTATCGATGCTGAGAAAGATTTGATGAAAGACATCGTGGATGTCACCAACGAGAAGTACGAAGTAGATAAGAAACACTTCCGTAAACTCGCAACCATTTATCACAAACAAAATCTTGAAGAACAACGTACAGAATCTGGTGAAGTGTTTGAACTCTACGAGGAGCTCTTCAAGTAATGTTGTTGACTGCGGGATGTAGTTTTGTCTGGGGTGACGAGTTAGAGGGGTTTGATCAAGACCCACCTACTCACTGGGAACTTACCTTCACCTCAATACTCTCTAGGAAGATGGGTCTAGAATACGAGAACCGTGGTGTCTGTGGCGCATGTAACGAAAAGATATTTCGTGAGGTCACGGATTTTCTGCATCAAAACCCTAACAAGATTACCCACATGGTTGTCGTGTGGTCTGCTTGGCAACGTTCAGAACTTGTTGAATATATGCCAACCGGCCGGGATGTCAAGATAGGTCGTCAAACTGACACTACACAATTCTCTCAGTTGCGCACCGAACTGATATACAGTCCAGAAAAAAGAGTCGCGATAAAGCATTGGTTTAATACTGCATACGACTCGAAGACGGACATCATGCACACTATCAGTAAGATGAAAGCTTTAGAATTAATATGCGATGCCGCAGGGATACAATTAATTCAGGGAGTGTTCCATAAAAGAAACTGGTCTAACGTTATGTCCATATTGACAGACCAACACCCAGACGATGCATCTAAAAAAATTCGCGAAACCGAACTTCGTATAGATTCTACGCCCGATTACAAAAAATGGTTGTTAGATTCTATAGGGTCTTTAAAAACAACTAGTCGTGTTGGTATGGGTAGAGGTAGAGATCTATACTCTATATGTAGAGATATTGATGACATGAAAGAGTATGGTCATCCTGGCGAAAAGACTCAAGAAATATTCGCAGAGTTTTTGTACGAAACTTTTACAAAGTCAAGTTAATAATACGTATAAATAAATAAGTATTTACAATAACTGTGGAGAAATACTATGAACGATACAACATTTGCCATTGGTCTTTTTGTGGTCATTGCAGTCTTAGTTAGCGTATGGTTAAGCAAAAGAGGGAGTAACACCCGAACTGTTATCACCGGCCCTGCGAAGATGGATGTCGACGAGCAACGAGAAAGATTCCTTGCTATGACCGTTGCGGAACTGAAAAAGTATATCGCATCCAAAGGTAGAACGGGTAAGCTCCCTTCTCGCAAAGCAGAACTTGCTGAAGTTGCCCTCCAACTTTGGAGAGCTCAACCGTGGTAAAAACGTTCAAGACATTTCTAAACGAAGGTGTTAACGACCCAGCAATCTTCAAGGCAATCTTCCTTGCAGGTGGGCCGGGTTCTGGTAAGTCATTTATCGTCGGTAAGACAGGTCTGACTTCTATGGGTTATAAGGTTGTTAACTCCGATGACGCCTTCGAGAATGCCATGAAGAAGGCAGGTATGGAGATGTCTCCGGACAACATCTTCTCTGTGAAAGGTCAAGAACTCCGTGGTAAGGCAAAGAACCTAACCGGTGTTAAACAGACGATGTACATCAAAGGTCGTCTGGGTTTGGTTATCGATGGTACTGGTAAAGACCCAGAGAAGATTGCCCAACAAGCTCAAGAACTCAAGAAACTAGGTTACGATGTCGCAATGATTTTCGTAAACACCGATGTAGAAACTGCTGTCAAACGTGACGCGGCCCGCGAACGTACTATTGGCGAAAAAGAAGCGACCAAGTACTGGAAACTAGTACAACGCAATATCGGTAAGTTCCAAACGATGTTTGGTAAGAAGAACTTCCTAGTTGTGGATAACTCTGAAGGAAAGGATTACCAGAAAGAGACTCTCCGTGCTTATCGTGACGCAACTAAATTCACTCAGGCACCAGTAGATAACTCTAAAGCCAAGAAGTGGATTGAGTCCGAGAAGTCCAAAAAGTAGTTGACATAAGTAACTTATTATAGTATAATGTTCCCATAAATTGAGGAATGTATAATGAGTTACCAGTCAAATATTGCTAAAGAATATGCCATCCTTCTTTCGAAGGCTGGTTCTAATCCCAGTCCCAAACAACAAAAAGAGTTAGATAGACTTCTAAAACTGTTGCGGAAAACTGTATGATACGTTTATCAATAGCAGTTTCTATGCTTGGTTTCATAGGTTACATTACTCTCGCCCAGGCAGAAATCTCCCCTCCGGAAGTTCAAGATAAAGATCTTGAGTGTCTCGCATTGAATATATACCATGAAGCGAGAAGTGAAAGTCTAGCGGGTCAGTACGCAGTTGCTGACGTTACTATCAATCGTGTAAGAGATCGTAGGTACCCATCTACTATATGTGGAGTCGTCAAGCAGGCGGTACTTAGTCAATGGGGACTGGACAGAGGTATGGAAATACCTAGAAAAAATATGTGTCAGTTCAGTTGGTATTGTGACGGTCTCTCTGACGAACCCGTCGAGACATACTCTTGGTTACGTGCAAAAGACATTGCATACGATATGATTTATCTTAGAAAGTATAGTGGGATTACCGAAGGGTCTACTCACTATCACGCAAACTACGTCAATCCTAGTTGGAACTCTCACCCAAGTATGCGGTTGATAGGTAGGATTGGAGACCACATCTTTTATAAAGAAGAGTACTAATGCCAATCGATTACGAGTCTATGCCAACAAATTTATTCCCCGAAGATTCGGAGGTAAATAATGCATATATACTGTACGACCACACAGGGGGTTTGATATGTGTACATGGTGACGCAGACGGTGCGATTGAACGAGCAGTTCAAGAGGTCACCAAAGATTATCAATACGACACTGTAGATGTTGATGTTTTTGATTGGGCAATCATGGTTTCTAGTGAAATCGGTGAGGTCACAATCTTGGTAGAAAAAATTTATTGAGGTATTGACAGAGTTGGTACCTTGTGTTATAATAATCGACTTAAATGTCCCGTTCGTCTAGAGGCCTAGGACACCGCCCTTTCACGGCGGTAACAGGGGTTCGACTCCCCTACGGGACGCCATTTTTATTGTTAAAGTAGTATTTTGTATAAATAAGAGTTTAACATTTACATTTTTAGAGTGAGTGCGCATTATGTTTCCAGTAAACGATTTAGATGCTCCTAACGTTAATGACGATGGAGAACAAAACGTTCCTACAAATTTATCAGTACAAAGTGGATTGCCTAATATGTCAAGTACAAAAGTATTTACGGTGCAGACCGACACTGTCGTCCTAGGGGACGTATACGCAGAAAATTTTATTGGTAATGGTGCCGCCGGGGGAATATATGCTACGCAAGTAGGATTTAATCCTAATGATCCATTGGATGTTGCTTCTCTGGTAATGGATGCTGGTACTGATGGTACTGACGGTTACCTAAACATCGCTAACATTACAGCAGACGGTACTGTAGACTTTACTGGTGCAACTTTAATTGGTATTCCTGACTTAGTAGGTATATCGCTGACAGACCTTTCGGTATCGGTTAATGCGGTCGGTGTTGCAAATTTAGAATACGATAACACGACAGGTGTTTTCACATATACTCCACCCGATCTTTCAACCTTCCTGACCGCAAGCAGCACAGCCACGTTGACTAACAAGTCTGGTAGTAACTCTCAGTGGACTAATGACGAAAGTTACATAAACCTAACGGATTTATCAGTAACTGTGGCCACCGAAGGTACGGCTAACCTTTCCTATGATAATACTAACGGAACATTAACATACACTCCACCTTCGTTTGCTGGATATTTACCAGTATCGGGTGGTACGTTAACCGGCTCTTTGACTACCTCTGCTGACATTAACTTTGGCGACGGCGGTAAGGCTTTGTTTGGTGACGCGGGGGATTTAGAGATATTCCACAACGGTGCGCATAGCTACATTAGAGACACCGGCACTGGAAACCTTAGAGTAACAGCTCAAAACTTCAACATTAGAAATGCTGCTGACAACGCGTCTATCTTCACTGGCGTTGACGGAGGGGCTGTTATTTCCTTTTACAATGGCGACCAGAAGCTATCCACCACAGACACAGGTATAGACGTCACTGGCACAGCCACGATGGATGGTCTTACTGTTTCAGCAACAGCTCCTGTTTTAAAAATCACAAGCGCAGACGGAAATAACGCCATACTTGATTTAGGAAATGCTTCTGACCCAGACGGCGGAAGAATTGTTTATGGCGCGGCAGAGGCGTTGGCTTTTTACACAACCTCAGCAGAACGTATGCGTATAGACTCCAGCGGTAACGTGGGGATTGGTACTAGTTCGCCAACCTCTTATGCCAGTAATTGTCTGCATTTAAACGCAGCTTCAACTTCAATATCACTGCGCTTAACAAATTCAACAACTGGTTCAACTGTTTCTGATGGTAGTGATATTGAGGTTGATGGTTCTAATTTAAACATTGTCAACCGTGAAAGTGGGAATATTGCTTTATACACAAGCGCCACAGAACGTATGCGAATAGACACCAGCGGCAACTTGCTTGTGGGTAAGACTGCTCCCGGCAATATAGCAACTGTACCGGGCTGTGAATTACTTCCTTCAGGCTTGGCGCGTATGTCAAGAAACAACGGCCCTGCTGGTCAGTTTAATCTAAATGGAGATGACGGTGACATTGTTACGATTAGCAAAGCAGGTGTATTTGTAGGTAGTATTGGTACTTTTGGTTCATTTTTAACAATGGGTAAAGGAGATACTGGTTTACTATTTAACGATTCAAGTAATGTAATTCAAGGGTGGAATCTAACAACCAATAGCGAGGCTGATACTGACATTAGCTTAGGTGCGTCAGACAGACGCTTCAAAGACCTCTACCTATCAGGCGGTGCAGCTTCAGGAACAGCTAGTAATTTCTTGAGGTTTTTACACGATGGCAGTAATGGAATTATA